GTCCTTATTTGTTTTTAAGGTTTCAAGCATATCCTCTAATGCTTTGACTTGGAGATGGGTTTTTAAAGGGTCTAACTCCCCTGCATTTAATCTTTCAATTACTTGATGTGTAAACTCTATTCGTTGCTCTTTTGTTGTTTCGAAGATTTGTTGTAATTCCATTTGTTTAGTTTTGGTTAAATATCTTCTTCTATTAATTTATTTAAAAATGTTTCTGCAAGTAAAATACATTGCTCCTTTTCTTTTTTAAGTAAATTATGTGCCTGTAATACTACTTGGTCTGCTGAAATCATTTGACCTTTGTATTGGTTAGCCCAATCTTTTAATTCTTGCATTGCTGTTTTCATAGGTTTGTTTTTCATATTGTTTCTGGTTTGTAATTATCTATGTCAAAAAAGCCGATTTTTGACTTATGTTCTGGTCTCCTTAATTTACGCTTTGCAGGTTCATAACCCTGCTCGTTGCAGTATGTTAGTATTTCAAGATAGGTAGCATCTATGTTAGACATCATTATACTAATCGGCTCACTTGCGTAGTATTTGTCTATGTATTCTTTGTTGCTTTGGGTCATAGTGTTTGATTGTGTAATCGGTTAATGCTGCTATTACAAAACCTGTTGCAATTAGCAGAAGGCAAATAGCATAAATCATTTTGAGTATATATCTTGTAATTGTCCAATAAGGTAACAAGCTACTAAAAATACGGCTAAAAGTTGTGCGTTTTCTTTTTTCATTGTGTTTGGTTTAGTTAAATTGTGCGTTGAATAGCCGCACCCCTATTTTATTTTAAGCGTACCAACTAGAGTATACGCCAGATTTTTCATTATGATACTCAACAAAACATCCGTGTTCTGCTTTGATGTAGTATTGAATATTACCATTGTAATTTACTAAAATATTTACTTTTTTCAAAATTGGCTCTCCGATAAAATCGTCTTGGATTGGTTTTACGTTTGATGACATAAAGCCCTCAGTTCCCTCAACATAGCATTTGCCTATTCTATTAATCATAATCGACTTAGCCTTAACTTCTACTATCTGGTAAAAATCTATGTTAGTTTGGTCATATCCCCAACTATTGTAAATTATATCGCCTACCTTGTAATTATGCTGCATATTTTTTTGAGCCTCTTTTTTCTTAGCTTTCCTTTCGTTTTCAGCATTTACGTTAATTTCTACCTTGTTAATCCATTCAGTACAGAACTCAATCATTCTGTCAATGCTTCTAAATCTGTAGTTAAATAATGGGTTAGGTATTCTAGCCCTGCTAACTTTTCTTACGCAAGTGCCTATAATCATAGGCTCATTTTTTAATGTTAAAGTGTAGCCTAAATTTTCGTACTTTTCAATTAGATTTTTCATGTGTTTTGTTTTTGTGGTTGTTTGATATATCAAATATACAACCTTTTCACATTCCACAATCAAATGAGAAAACTTTTTTTTAAAGTTTATGATGAACGGTAAATATCAGTGATGAACGGTAAAAAGTACCCCTAAATGAAGGCATACCTACCAGAAGTTGGGTTTTCTAGGATATTTAGGGATGCATATCGTAGGGCATCAATGGCGTGGTTTAGGTAGTCTACAGGGTCATTATCTAGCTTCCCATCCTTATTTAGCTTCCATTTATAGCTATTTAGCTCTTTTTTTAAATTGACGGACCTTTGCGTTACATTGAGCTTATACCTCTTTAAATTGTTTATTGACTGCCTTACGCTATCCGGTCCTTTCTTAGCACCCTCTATTTGCCACCCATATGCCCCTAATTCAGCGATTGACTTGGGTTCGGCACTATCCCCCACAATACGCCCATTAACGCCTAAATCACGCATTAAATCGCTAATATTGACATTTAAAAGCCCTGTCTGGTAAATCAGCTCATCTACTACCAATTCCCCTGAGTAGCTATATAGTGCCACCAAGGCGGTCGGGTCATTCGTAAAGCCGAAGTCTAAGCCGTACCCTATGAGCTTGGCATCTGGGTCTATGCCGGGAACTACATTATAATCCCTAAATATTACCCCCTCGATTTTACCCGTAAGCCCACGGGCATAAACCTTGTAAAGTTCTGGGTCTTCGATTGCCTCAATCTTATCGTGTATCTTTTGGTCAAGGAAAGTATTATGCCTATGGTCCGATATTATCAGCGTAACATTTGGCTTACCTATAAGCTCGGTATGTACCCAAAATTCATTGTTCGGGTTATAGTCAATATAACTCCGCTTTTTTGTACGAATATATAGTTCATCCCAAATTATCTTAGGAACACCATTAGCCTCGTTTAAAAATAGGTAATCCCTTTTACCCTGTTTGGCATCTTGTGAATCGTCATAGCTTTTAAATTCTATAATCGAGCCATTGACAAACTTAAAAACCCTATCCGATTTATTATACTCTAAAATGTAATCAGATAGTCCTTCCGTCTGTTCTACTATATTATGAGCATCTCTTATCGGACCTACTTTTAAATTGGGTATATCCTGACCTGCAACAGTGATAATACACCTGTCATCTTCTATAGCGTGAAGGAATAGGTTTTGTAATATCGAGTATGTTTTACCGCTACTCGTTCCGCCTTGATTAACTATTATGTCTGTCTCAGCATTCCTATTGCTTAGGAATACGTCTGTAGTTCTAAACATCTGTTTCTCTATTTGCTAAAGGCACTCCGCTTGTAATTACCTCAACTTGTATTTTACCTGTAAACTCAGTTTTATTATTTGTGTCTACTGTCTCCTTTGGCTTTCCATATACACGAGTAAGCAAAGTTTCTAAACTATATAGGCTTCCCTTCTCTAAGCTCTTACGCATAGCTGCTGCAATCGTCTTTTCAAGTATTGTTGCCTTCGGGTTATCCCATACTGTTTTAAGTTCGTCCAAGTCCATTGACATCATAGCTTGTATGGTGTCGTTTATCTCAGCAAGTTTATATCCTTGCTCTTTGAGTAGGCTTACATACTTACGAGGTCTTCCGTTTGGGTTTCCTGATTGACCGGGCTTGTAAGGTATTAAATGTTCTTTGCTCATTCTGTTATCCTTCTGTTTTAAACCATTGTAAATAAATTTGATGCGCTATTTGTGCAGTCATAATAGGGGGAACACTCATACCTATTAAATACTTTGGTTTTAATGTCTTAAAATTATAATCTAAAGGGTAAGTTCCAATCTTACATAAATCCCTATCAGATATATAATTAGGTTTGTTATAATGTAAAATAGGGCTACTATCTGATGCTATAATAGTATTACAAACTATGTTAGGTGATATTTTAAAAGAACCAAAATAATTTCCTTTAGGGTGTACTTTACTTAAAGAGTTACCTTCAGGACAAATATTCCATAGATTTAAAGCTTCTCCTGTAATTAATTTACCTACTGATCCATCTTCTATATCTTTATATAGGACCGGCTTTTCATTAAAATCTAATCTTAAAGGTTTAAGGTTTAATTCTTTTTTATGTCCTATAAAAAATACCCTTTCCCTTCTTTGTGGTACTCCCATAGATGCACCATTTAAAAGAAATATTTGTACATTATATCCTGCTTGTTCCATTGTTTGTACAATCTTTTTAGAATATGCTTTTGCATTACCTAAAATAATACCTTTTACATTTTCTAATAAGAATACCTTTGGCTTTAGTTTTATAATTGTATTGCAATATTCAAATACTAAGTCATCTAATGTTTGAAATGCTTGCCCTTCTTTAAATTGTTTTTCTTTACCCCAAGCTTTTTCCCTACTTCCTGCCATTGAAAATGTAGAACAAGGTGGGCTTCCGTCTAATAGGTCAAGATTATATAACTCTTCAGGTAAATCAATAAGTTTATTAAATTCTCTTATATCTTGATTATATAAATACTTTGGATTGTGATTTGTTTTATATATATCAGCTACTTGTGGGTCAATTTCAACACCGCCTAAATGTGTAAACCCTGCTAATTTATAACCCATTGTTGAGCCACCACCACAAATAAAAGTTCCAAATACTTTTAAGCCATTTAATTCTATACCTTTTGCTGGATAGCCATCAGTTAAATTCCATTTATAAGGGAATTTATAATTATTATATTCGTATTTAATCATTGCCTAATAATTTCCAAATTGCTTGTTCTGGTGTAGGTGCTATTTTTGATAAGCTTTCTTTAACTATATAATATTCCTCTTCAGTATATTTTAAACTTATAGTCATTGAGTCACTAATATCATCTAAAGTTAGTTCTTTATTTTTATCTTCAAAACTTAAATTATCGAAGCCAGGTATATCTAAACCCCATTCTTGTAGTTGATCTGCATCCCAATTATTTGCAAGGTCGTTCCAATCCCATTCTCCATAGCCTACGTTGTCTTTAACTATAAACTCCTTTTGCTGCTGCTCGGTTAATTCACTTGCTTTGATAATTGGTATCTCTTTAAGTCCGGCTTCCTTACAAGCCTTTAATCTCATATTGCCACCAAGCACAACCATATCGTCATTAACAACAATAGGTCTAAGGTTTAGCATTTGTGGGAACTCGTTAATTGACTTTACGAGCTTTGCAAACTTATCGTCTTTAATTATCCTGGGATTGTTTGGGTTTGCTTTTACTGTGTTGATTGGTACGTTTTGTATCATAGTATGCCGTTAATTATATCGTTTGCTTCGTCTATTGCGTCCTCTTGATCTAAGTAAGTATCTACGTCTGCTATGTGCTTATTTATTAAAGTTTCTGCCATTGAGTACGTGTAGTGTCCTATTGTGGTCATATCGTCTCCGTCTTTACCTGTCTTACATACCGCTAAGAAGTAAACTTTGTGAGTTAATAAATACCATATAGCCCATAACTTTCTCATCTGCCTTGACCTTTGTAATCTTTAGGTCTTGGGTTATGCTTGTTAAAGGACTTCTTTGCAGAGCCTCTTTTTCGTTTGCCAAAGTTTACTTTTGAATTGTTCTCTTTAATCTTTGCCATAATTCTTTGCGTGTATCTCTTTTAGGAACTCTTTATATTGTTTTTTGTCTCCGTATTCTATGTGGCACTTCCTACAAAGTCCCATTAGGTTTTCAATCGTGTCTTTGTCTTTGCTGCCACCCATACCCCTCGCCTCAATATGATGTATGTCTACCGCTTGTGAGCCACACACTTCGCAAGGAATGAAGTCCGTTTTTTTATACCCCATTCCCTGCAAATATATTTGTGTGTGTTTCTGCAT